GGGGGCGCCGCTCAACGATGGTTTGATCACCATCGACCGGAGGCACTTCAAGAAATGGCTGGCTGCGAGGGGCGGTGATTACCGCTCACTGGTAGAAGAAATAAACCAGCAGGGTATAAACGCCACCCCGCAGTCCGAGAAGGGCTACCTTGGCCGGGGCACTAACATCAAGCTGGGTCAGCAATACGTGCTGGCCCTCAGCGTCAACCACCCGCGCCTCATTGGCATCCTAACCAACGAAGAAAACCGGTCAATCAGTGCTCACCTCAGTGTTATCCAAGGTGCAACACCCTGACCTAATCGATCAGGGCGTCAATAAACCCACGGATGTCTTCCTGCGCCGCCATTGGCGCAGCCCGCAGTGCGCGCTCACCCGCTGGCCGCTGAGCCTCACGCAATGCCCTGGTGTTACCGGTTGAGAAATTCCTGATTTCCAGTGGGGTGCCACGTGTGGCGTTGTTCCATTCGCGCACGTCATTCATGATCTCACTAGCCGCCTGCGTATCACCGCGCAGGGTAGCCTTGATCCAAGCATGACGGAACGAAGCCACGGCTTCCTTCTGGTAATCAGTGGTGCGGTTGGCGATACGGATAACATCGTACTGGTTCGCCGCTTGTGTGGGGTAGAAACCCGCAAGCCGAGTGATGATGGTACCCATATCCATATCTTTACTAACCACATACCCACGGCGGTCAACCACGGCACCCGACTGTAGGTAAGCGTACGAGTCACCCATCAACCGGAGCAAGGTAATCGGTGATTCCCGGGCTACATCTTCCAGGCTCACCCGCGAGGAGAACGGGAACACCACAAGGTTGCGAGCCATCTGAGCGGCGCCTGAGATAAAGCCTGCAGCCGGGCCAAGAATATCACCAAGTTCACGCATCGCATCCGCGCCCGCCAAGGCAATCCCAGTGCCAGGGGCGATGTTACCCGTCGAAGTGCGAGAGGCGATGTCGGCGGGTATTGGCAGGAACTCATTCACCAAACCCTTGAGGAATATAGCCGACATACCGGGGAACGTAGCTTCGATATGTTTGATGATCTCACCCCGAATGGGGCAGACCCGCCGCACCCGAGAGGCACCACAAACCAAACAGCATGGATAGCTGCGCAGGCCGGGACAGATTGGCCAGCAACTGGATCGTGGTGGTCGGATACGTCTTGTACATATAGAGGAAGGATGTGATGCCAGCCCGGAACGCAGGTGGCCGGTTCAGCACCGAGTAGTCACCAAGGGTCAAGTCAAGAGATTTAACTGCGAATTCACTCGCTTCTTGCCGAGCATCCTTCTGGGATTTACCGGCACCGAGCAACTGATCCCGCTTCAACCGGTATGCAGCCAAGAAAGCTGTACGACGACCCGCCTGTTCTGACAGGTTGAACGGAGCCATGTACACATCAACGAACTTGCGTAGGAACTTATTGGTTATTTGCCCCCGCGAAGTAGCAATGAGTGCGTTTGACTGAGCCGGGATCAAATTTCCTTGTCGAGTTTCAATAGCAAGAACCTCGGCTTCATCGATTGTCAAGCCATGTTTCTTCTGAAGTGCCGGGTCCTTAGCTACCTTATCATAAAACTCGGATCGGTTCATCTCCATGCGGAGAGCACCCGGCGCACCCACCTGACGGAACGCCGAGTGGTATGCTGCCTGCACCTTACCGATACCGAAGCCGCCGCCGAAACCAGTCTTGGTATTCAAGCTGGCCATGTACGGCATCCAGTTGGTGTATGGGCTGAGTAAGTTCAGTACACCTTGGGCAAGGCTACCGCCAAGTTGCCATACGCTGGTGTAGGCACGGACCCGAGAAGCAACAGGACCTGCGCCGAAGTCAGTCTCATCCACATATTTACTACCCTCAAGATAATCAAGGGTAGAAGCGGCTTGGTTATAGTAAGCCATTGACCGCTCAGCACGCCCTTCCGGGTTGGTCATACGGAACTGGTACTGCGCTTGCGTGAGCTGCTGTAGCGCATACCGCTTCGCATCCTGCGACGCATTTGGGTCGGCGTTGAGCCTGTTCATCTCAGCCTGCATCTGATTTACCCGAACTTCATCACCTGACCACAGGGCACGCGATTCAGCTATATCAAGGTTCATCAGTTCGCGCAGCGCCTGCCGTGTGATGGCTTTGGCAATGGTGGATGCACGACCTTCGATGTGCCGTGAGATGGCATAGATACCAGTGGTGGGGTCAAAGCCAGGGGTCTGAGAATACTCCAACCGCCTGCGGGCACCATCACCCTGACGCGACAACGTGGTGACAATACGTGCCATGCTTTCCGGGTTGAGGTTCACATTAAACAGGTTCAGCCCATAGAGGAAATCTTGTAGGTCGAGCTGCGGATCAGCAGCCACGGCATTCAACACGCGACCAGTTGTGGCGCGAAGTGTTACCTTGGTGGGTACGAACTCACCGGCATCATTGCGTACCAACAACTCAAAGGTCTTACCCTGGAATTCCTTGTCAAGCATATCAGCCATGGCCTTGGCTTCTGGGCCGGTGTTAAACTGCGAGTAGGAAAGCAAAGCCTTGTGCGCGTCCTTCACCTCAACAAGTTTGCCGTTGACAAACGCTTGAACGCGGGTCTGGAAATTACCTTCGCGCAACACTGGGGTGTAGCCGGTCATTATAGAGCGGCGTGCGTTCTTATCTTTAATGTTCAGGTTGTGCTCATTGAGGATGAGCTGCTTCACCTTACCTTGCAGGAAGAACCTGCTGTCATCGGTAATCTCACGACGACGATCCTTAAACGCGGTCAACTCAGTGATGAACGCATCAGCCGCTTGTGGCGAAGCAAAGTAGTCGCGTATCCTTAAGCCGGTTTTGACATCGGGCGCTTCAGTGCGGTCTGTGCCGGTGCCGATCACCGCAGCATTGACAGCAGCCAAGAAATCATCGGACTTCTTCATGGCCTTTGGATCGACCACAGTGTTACCTGTAGGGTCAGTACCGACGCCTTCAGTGTAGAGCGCCAGTGCGCGGCGTGCCATGGAATCAACGAAGCGACGATCTTCAGCAGTGAGCTTGTTGTTGCGCATAAAACCGCTGATCTCTTTGTTGGTCAGGCGCTTGTTAGCCATAAGAGCGCCGTACTCAGCTTCAAGTAATTGCATCTCGACTTTAAACATTGCGCGCCGGGCACGCTCATACAAAACGTAATCTTCTTTGGTAAAATCCTCCTGCTTAGCCACAGTTTCTTTTACCGTGGTGACTTTACCATCAGTACCCTCGACCTCACGGTTGTAGGAATAGCCGTCTTGAATCTGCTCGAGCGTCATCAGACCGGCTTTGAATACCCGCTCCTGCTCAGCCGTATTTGGCGTAAGGGTACCATCAGCAGCAACCCTGAACAGAGGTTCTTTACCAAGGTCACCGGCTTTGAACTGGCTGATCTTATAGCTACGCGCATTGTACATGGTGCGTGAAATTCTAGCCTTCGCAGCGTCAGAAGCATCAAGCACGGGGCGTAGGTATTCGTTTAACGTCGACTTAACTTCCATAGATTTTGAGTTAGTCTGCTTTAGTAGACCGACTACTTTATACAACGCCGGGTTTTGTAGCCCGGTGTAATTCATAAGACTGGCAAACTTGTTTTTCACGTCTGTGTAGAGGTCAGCTATATTTTCTTTTTGGTTAAAGATTTCGTTCCAAAACTCAGTTAGGTTGGTCGGAAGCGCGCCAATGTCCATCGTAAACAAATTCGCCTTGGCGTTGGCACTCATCGCTGCCTGCGGGCTGAACCGGCCAGTGCCGGTATCGCCGTACTCAACAGCGTGCAGCCGCTTCGCCACCGCCTGCGCATCGAAGGTCACACCCTGGGCACCCTGCCGTACGTAGCGGCGCGACTGGTCAAGGAAGTACCGGGTAGCTGTATCCCCAAACTTCACACCAAGGCGATCAAGGAAGCCCTTGATGGCGTTCCAGATGCGGGCAACCGTGCTGGTCTCAAGCATCCCGGCGTAGTCAGATAGGTATTCTTCAACGGCTTCGGCCTTGCTCAGCCCGCGCACTTCCATAGCGGCATCAACTGCCAGCTTGGCGCTTCCATCTGTCTCATAGATGTTTTCCATAAGCGCGTTGAAGCGTGATGCGGGCATGATGCCGCGCATACCGAAGTGGCCGAAGGTCTCATGGGCCAGCACGAACCGCAGGTGCTGCTCATTGGCAATGCGGTCAGTGAAGATGATGACGTTGCCGTCACCGAAGGAGTACCCAGCCGCCTCAGCGGTAGCAAAGTCACCCTGCGGGCGAGCAGCCACGGCTTGTTGGTACAGTGCCGGGTTGGTGCGCTGTAGTTCCTGCTGGTTGGCCACCACTGTGACCTTGGGCTTGGTTGCCAGTTTAGCTACGAAGTTATTGACAAGCATCCGCACCCGGCCAACGGCCATCGGGGTTGTTGGTGTGCCATCTGCGTTGACCGTACCCTGCCGGGTGTTCCAGCCAGAAAGGGAGAACCTGCCGGGCGTACCGGGTAGTTCACCGTCCAATGCGCGCTGCGCTTCGGCAGCGACACGCTGGTTGTCAGAACTGGCCAGCTCGCTCAGCTTCTCAGTGATCTGTAGGTAACGCTCATCGCTGGCAGATGCCAGCTTGCTGGCAAGGCTGCGCACGTAACTGATGCTGCGCTGGGTATCTTCGGGCAGGAACGTGTCTTGGTAATACTGAGCCCGTTCCGCAGTGGGCGGCACAGGGCTGGTAGCCACTTCGTTATCCCAAGCGCGGCGACCATCTTCAGACATCTGGGTGTAGCCAACACCATCATCGTTCATGGCCGCAGCCCAGACGGATTGCGGTGAACCTGGGCCGGACACACCCTCAACATCTGGCGTAGTGACCGGACCTTCAGCGACCAGTGCGTCAATACGGTCAATAGCCTGAGTAAGTTCAGTCGTGCTACGGCCAGCATCAGCGGTGGCATCGCGCCGCGTGATCAGTTCGTTCTTCAGCGTACGAAGCTGCGCCGCCGGGTTGGCACTGGTAGCTGCCCGGGTGATTTGCCTATCAAACGTGTTTGGGGCCGCAGCCTCAACGCTTGGGGCGACGGACGGAGCCGCTCTTTCTGTCGCGCTTGGTGCGGCCTGATCTAAAGGGCGCTGAGCGGCCACCTCCGCAGCCGGTGCAGGTGTTACTTTTTGCGCTGCCGCCCGGCCTTGGCGAGTGAGATTGCTACGGCCTGTTTGACCGCCGCCGCCTTGTTCTTTGGCCTGCTTGAGCCGATCTTCCCCTTTGCTTGGTACCGGTCCACTAGCTCCTGTACGTTGGCTGACACCACCTTGTTCGACTTGCCTGACTTGAGTGGCATTGGTTGGTTCTCCTTTTACTGACGCGGCTACACGCTCGATCTCAGCGCGCAACCGGTTGAGCCTAGGGCTTGCTGACCGAACGCTTTCAATAAACGCGGCGGGGTCGTTGTTATATTCGGTCAGGATCGCATCCTGCTGCGCTTTGGTCAGCCCGTTGAACCGGTTAATCACGGCTTGGCGTGTATTATCAGTCACCCGGTTGCGTCCCGTGACAACAGCCGCGGCATCCAATGTGAGCGGTTGTTGCATGGCAGCTTGAGCCAGGGCAGCTTCGTAATCCCGCTCAGCAGCGGTCATAGCCCGTGGTTGTGTAGCAGCCTGAGCCTGGGCTTGTTGGAGTTCCATCTGGCGACGAAGTGCCAACAAACGATTACCAACCTCAGTCTGACCAAGCGTAACAGGCGCAGCAGTCTCCGGTACAGGGCGGCGTAGCCGCTCCATACCAGGGGTAACAAATGTCTCAGGCGCCAGGGTGGGGCGTGTCGGAAATACCTGCGGAGCAGGCATGGTGGGTTGTAACCTAGCACCACGTTCAAATAGATCACGTTGACCCGCAGGCACCCCGGACACTTCGGGGATCGGTGCTTCGGGAGGTACCGCCACTTGAGGCGGGGCCGGGGCGACAGGCGCCCCCGGAAACAATTCTCCCTGCGCTCCCGCAAATGGAAGCGTGAGTTGTGTGGCAACCGGACCCGGCGGTACGGCAGGCGCACTGGGAGTAAATAGGTCACCCTGTACACCCGGGGCTAACGGCGCCCTGGAGGGTGGTGCGCCAGGGAACAACTCACCCTGCCCAGTAGGAGCTTGCGGGTAGAGAATACCACCACCCACAGTCGGGGTCGAAACAGGGTATGGAGGCACACCCAAATCCTGACCCACAAATAGTTCACCCTGAGTCCCAACAGGGGCAGGTAATGCAGCACCCGGCGGCGCAGCAGGCGGAGCACCAGCATCGGTGAGAATATCACGCGGGCGAGTTTCAATGAACCGACCAGCACCGCCGAAGCCACCGCCAAGAAGCGCACCTGCGCCTGCGGAAATCAGTATATCCTCGCCGTACTTCTCAACGATATACGGAGCTAAGGCTTTCCAATCGTTTGCGTTAAGCTGGCGGCGGAACTCTGGGTCAAACACAGCGCGCTCAACCAGTGTCTGAGTAGCTTCCGTGGCGGCTTCTTCAAGGCTGCTACGCGCAGCCGCACCACCCACGGCACGAGCACGGGCCATACCACGAACAGCCTGCTGACCAGCTTCTTCGGCCGCGCTGGCTAAAGCTGAGGATACACCACCAACGGCACGACCCGGAGCAATCGCATCAAGTAAGGAGGTACCAAAGGCCGCACCTAGGATGGTTAGCTGTGTGCTTGTATCGTTGGTGTTATACGCGGGTTGCCCCTCTGGTGTGCGGGCGTTCTGCGCCGCTTCGTACATAGTACTAACTTGCTGTGGGAAACTCACAGCAAACGCACCGCCAATAGCCCCAATCGTGCGCGCACGTGCAAGGGTCGCAGCGGCAACACCACCAGCCGCAGCACCAGCGGGGCCACCAACAGCACCACCAATAGCCGCACCGCCAAGACCAGCGATGCCCGAGGCCACCAATGACGGCACCCCCTGAATGGCAGCATCGAGGATGTTCGAGAATGTAGAGTTGTTGCGCTGAATCAATGCAGACCGCTGCCGCTCAAACTCATCCTGACCGGAGATAGTCTCACCAGCGCGCATGATCGCGGGGCCAACTTCAGTAGCACCGGCCATCTCAGCAAGAGCACCGAAACCGCTAACTACACCTCCGGCCACACCGCGAGTGCCGGATACAAGCAACTCACCCGTACCACGGGGGCGTGATAGGCTTGAAATGTACTCCTGAAAGGCCGTCCGGCTAAGTGGTTGCCAATCGGGGACATTACTTGGTGGGGTCGCAGCGGCTCCAAGCCTAGGTTGACTAGCTGCAAGTAGGGCTGACTGAACATCACGAGTATCAAAGGCTGTTCCACCAGCGAACATCTGTCCGGTAGATGGGCTGTAAAAAACGCCGGAGCCACCTGTAGATGCTGTCGGTGGAGGCGGCGCTGGAGGCGGCGCTAGACTAGCAATACCACTCTGAACCTGTTGTTGCAGCCCATAAATATCCGCAGCAGAGGGACCAAGGTTCTGCAACCCGGCTCCCTGAGTCACGCTCTCGGGGCTGCGGTCAAAACCCAAAGAGGTTTCAAGGCTACCCTGTGGATAATACAGACCGCTCATGCAGACCTAACCCCCTACTAGCGTGGCTGTTCTAGTTCAACTTCTTGATAGATAAACCTATCAGGGATTACCCTACCATTCATATCCCGAGCTTGAACAGGGCGAAGTGCTCTAGGTGGAACAGTGTTGTTCCGATCAACAATGGCAATAGTGCCGGTCGTTGCATCAACCCTAACATCCATATTTGGATAAGCAGCCTTCGCCGCAGCTTCAGCGCGCTTAACTGCGATATCCCGCGTTGCGATAGATTGGTTCCTAAGAGATTCTTCAAGCCCGGTAACAAAGGCTTTGAATACCTCACCACTCCGTTCAGCTTGACGCTTTCTAATCTCATCTATCTGAGTACGGTAATTATTGTCGTACATCATCCTGCCCTGGGAGATTAACTCCTCAGGTTTGATATTACTTGCACGCGGGTTGGTTTCGCCTTCACGACCCCAGATATTATAGTTTCCATCGGGGCGTTGCTCTAAACGCAGCACACCGCCTGAGGCGGTGTAGAAATCACGCGCCAAGGCGTCCGGGTTACCGGCTGCAAAATCAGCGATTGCACGCCTACCATTGAGGTTGGCTCTATTTAACGCGATGGCCTGTGTCTGAGCTTCAATTTGAGCTGCCATGCTCAAAGCCGCAGTAGGGTTAGACCTAGCAAGCGCGATAGCCAAACGTCGTTGCCGCTCCAAGGACGCAGCTTGGGCATCCAAAGCCCGTTCCTCGTTACCAATTTGAACTGGACTTAGCACTGACAACGGAGTTGGAGCTTCACGTGTTAGCTCGGTGATACGCCTATTAACATCTTCCGTAACCTGTGCAGGAGTACGCTCACCTGGAGGTGTTACACCAGCGGGGGCGCTTGTAGTTTGGGTACGAGGGATTTCTCCTGGCGTAAGATCGGGGTAAACACCGCCAGAAGGGGTAAAATCAAGCCGCGATTGTGGTAATTGTCCAGGCTGCGGCGGTGCAACAGGCACAGCATTACGTTGAGCTTCCGTCTCCCGAAGCATTTGAGCACGTTCAAGGTATGCCCTGATGAGTGCCGGTGATTCGGAAACAGGACGCGGCTCCGGCCTCGGAACAGTGCCAACCGGAATCCCAGCATAAGGGTCGGTCATATAAGCCGGAGCAGGGGGGACCGCTGGAACCGCCGGAGGCGGTGCTACACCATACCGTTCATTCGGAGGTAGCAACGCAGCCGGTAAGGCACCCGGAGCCGTAGGACTAGGACCAGCTTCCGTGGTGGGGTACCCAGTGTCAGGGTACACCGTGAAATCTGGCTGAGGCATACCCGTAGGTAGGCCGGTGAAATCGTTATAGCCAGCACTGGCTAGTTGGTAGGAGCCTGGATACCGATTCAAAATGCTTGACTGTGGACCCGGCGTAGCCGCAGCAGGCGCAGGCGCAGCAGGCGCAGGCGCAGCAGGCGCAGGCGCGGAAGGCGTATATAACCATGGGGTCGCACCGGGCGGCACAGCAAGCGGCGCGGGTGCAGGCGGCTGAGAGCCGCCGGTCCTAAGATAATCTGCTACACCAGCGGCACCGGCATTACGCGCGCCAATATCTTCTCTGAGCTGCCGTAGCCCAAGTTGAGCACGTTCAATCTCAAGTGGGGTCAGCTGAGCGTTACGCTTCAGAGCTTGTTCCGCAGCAGATAGTTGTACCGGAAACAACTGAGCAGTACGGGCTTCAGCAGCCGCACTGCGTTCGCTTTGAAGCTGACGCAATTTCATCAACTGTTCGGCTTCTTGGAGGGCTTGAGCGTTGCGCTCAATCTCCTGAGAACCTACAAAACCGCTACGGAAAGCAGCGCCAGCTTCCTGCGGCTGCCCAGCAACCGGGTACGGAGTGTATTGATAAAGCGAGCCGGACATAAAACCCTCCGATACCTATGGTTAGGCAAACAACCCTTTGCGATTACCGCCCAAAGCACCAGCAAGACCGCCGATCCCTCTAGCTAAACCGGCTTCATACTCACGCTGCCGCCGCTCAGCATCGCGGTACGCGGGGAGTGCCATGGATGCGGCACCTGCCGGGGCAGTGGTCGGCATAGCCGATAGGCCAGCCTGAGTGGCGCCTGCGGCACGTGCATACTCAGCAGGGATAGAAGCCGCACCAATGCGGGTACCTTCAATCAAGGCCCGGCGCACATCCTCGGGGCTACGCAACCCGGCTTCACGGATGCGGCGCTGCAACGCCAAGTTGGCCTGACCAAACGCCTGCTCAGGATTTGGGGTGCCTTGCTGCAAGAGCCGCCGTGCCTCACGAACACGAGAGTCAAATAGTTCCCGGTTGGTCCCGGCCAGAGAAGCGGTCTCATCCACGAAAGCACGCTCCTGGGCAGTCAGACCCTCGGGCGGCTTGTTATACATCGTCATCGCCAACTGACCAACGCTGGCCAGACCGGCGGGGCTAACGATACCAGAAGCTGCGCGGCCAAGTCCCTCAGCCGTGGTGAGGTCCATCTTTGTACCACCGCCGGTAAGCCCACCGAAGAAGCGTTCAACACGAGTACCGGTCGGGGCTGCCGCCCCACCTACGCCTGTGCCTCCGGCTCCGCCCACTGGTGCACTAACTGCGCCGGTTGGTCCAGGTGCTGTGTAAGCAGGAGATGCACCAGCAGGCGGAGCCGGAGCCGAGACAGCTCCCCCAATCCCTTCCGCTGGAATAGGAGCACCCACACCCCCAGCAGTTACACCTTCCATTCCGCCTGGGCTAATGACAACACCCGGGGTAATGGCTTCAGCAGTTCCAAAAGCAGGGCCAGTAGCCCCTTGATAGCCTGCGGCGGGACCAAATGCCTCAGCCCCTTGGTATCCGGCGGCAGTGACATTGGCAGCAGAAGTACTAGAAGGGCCAAACAAGGCACCCCTAGCAACATCAATACCGTTACCGCCAATAAAACCGCCAACACCGCCGCCAAGGCCACCAAGCAACGCGCTAGTACCTTGGGTGCCTGTAAGCGAGCCAGCGGCCAGACCTGCGGCAGCGCCTAAACCTGCGCCTACGGCGGCAGATGTGGCAGCAAAAGTTGCTGCGCCAGTGACAGCGGCACTACCAATCATAGCGGTAGCGATAGCGGGAGCAGCAATAGGGATGGCAATAGCCGCTACGATACCGATAGCAGCAGCAAGGTTTCGGTTCCCACCAACAGCTCGGGAAATCCCCCTACCCACGTTTGATATTGCTCTACCCATACTCGCCTCCTACAGCGTCATGCGAACGTAAGAACAAGAGTTAGTAAACCCAAACTTCCGAAGGTATATCTTGGCTAGTCTAGGTTCCGCGTAAGTATCAACACTCTTAGCTCCGTTGGCCCTGAACCACTCCAAGATTGTTGGCCAGAACAGTATCTTGAACTTGGTCAGGTCCTTGCCCGCTAGTGTCAAGATACTAGCAGTTTTGGTGCCTTCTACAAGCCCAAACTGAGATACCAGTACCATGGCTAACTTACCCTCGGCAAAGAACCCGAAGATGTGTGATACCCCGTGAGTAGCCGTATGCCAGATGTAGTCGGCATCAACCGCGAATGGAGAGTCGCTACCCCCCGGAATGGGTACTGTGTCTATGAGCGGCTTGATCTCCGGCCATAGTACCTCGATCCGCTCCGGGGACAGTAGTTCTAACTCACAATCCATCTCAGTCGTCAGACTCATCGCTCTCTTGCTTGTAACTTGACAGCATTTTATCAAAGAACTCAGTGCCTTTGGCACGGACGATATGGGCCGGGATTACGTATTCGCCCTCGTGAAGCTGAGCAATTACAGCCTCGTCATCGGACTCTTTCTTTGACAGCATACCGCCCTTTTTCAGCGACGGCATCTGACCCGGCATCATACCACCGGACTGTAACGCGGCCCCCATGAGAAGGAGGGTGAAGATCAAGCCAGAATCAAATTGTTCGCTGATCTCCTCAGGGCCAGCCAGTCCACGCTGGATAGCGATTTGCCGAAGCTGAGGGTATAGAGCCGGGTTCTGAGCCGCAGCCTGAGCCATCTGAACCATCATGTTCAGTTCTTCTACGGTCACACCGCCGGACTGGATAAGCTGCTGAAGGGCAGCCACCATCTGTTGAACCTGCTGTGGGTTCTGCTGCACAAACCGCTGAACTTCCATAGGAATCTGCTCGGGCGACAGCGATTGTGAGATCGCACCCGGAGGAGCCAGCCCTGGGGCTCCACCCATCATCGGAGCAGAACCCATCCCAGGGCGTACCGGCATACCACCGGGGCCAACCATCCCGCCCATCTGAAACGCAGGCACCATAGGGGCCATCGCAGGAGCCATACCAGCCGTGCTGATACCGCCGTTCATTGGCATAGTTGTCGCAGACGACCCCACATTAAGGAGGCTCGCCAGAGCCGGGGGTAGGTCAGATGCGGAGGATGTGTAGGCCATTATGACCCCCTGAGTTGGTTGACGAGAGTGGTAACAACAGCCCGCAAGTTAGCCACATCCTGAGCGAGCAGTTGGAAGTCACGGATTAAAGCAATATGGTCGTTCAGGGAAGCAACCTGAACATTAGAGATCGTGAACCCGCTGCCCTGAGCGGATGACCCCTGAAAGTTTGCAGCAGGGGGAGCCTTGGTTGTGATGGATGACCGCAGGATAGCAGCACTAGCCCCATCTTCTTCATTACGAATCCCGGCCAGAAGCTCAACATTCTGCTTCATCGTGTCGAGAACACGGTACTGCCACTCATCAATGTTACCCTGAGGAATATCTGGGATACCTGTAAAGCGTGGCATTACACTGTCCTCAAACCAATCGGGGTATCAGCAAGATACACTGCACGGACACGGATCAAGCTCTGAAGCTCTACCTCAAACGTGTCAGATTTATACCCAGCCGGAAGGCGGAATATACCATCACTAGATTGCGTCGTGGTAAAGATCAGGTTCTTGTCAACATACAGCTTAAAGGTAACGGGGTCAGTAGCATTCCACAACTCCTCAGTGGCCTCCCAGTTTGTCTCGACATCTTCCCAATAAGAAGACCCCGGTACCCCGGTATAGTCAGCAGTAATCCGTGCCGCACCCACATTCGTGAAGTCTTTAGTGACAAAAGTCTTTGACTTCCAATACATCGTGGAGTTTGGTTGCGTCAGATCATCCCACCTATAAACGTCACCATCAACACCAGCGGCTACGTATAGGTTGTTGGTAATTGGATCATACCATGTGGCGCTGAAGGCAAAGTCATTATCCACGAAGGTCGGTGCAGAACCCCGCGCCTCCCCAGGCTCATATACAATAGAAGCCGTAGAATGAGACGCAATGTAGGTGTCTTTATAGGCTGTCCCCACCAGTGTGCTTGGGTCAAGCGCCGCGTTCCAGGTATCGCTACTGTGAACATACCGGGTGAACAACTGGGCAGAAGTTGCAGGTGAGTAAAGCACAAGGCCATCATGCGTGGCATAGACAACACCAAAGCTAGTCTCAACAATGCTGCGCCGATTCAAGCAGGGGTACCTAGCCGACAAGCGCGCTTGAGACATAACAGCCGGATTCGAGCCTGAGAGAACATAGGGGTAGTTCTCCGTCAGCACCAGTAGGTTACCGCCGATCTGAGCCAGCCCAACAATGTTGCTATCAAACGTCCTGATATAAGAATCAGGCCACGCATGGAACACACCGGGTTCAGATAGATAGAGAGTGTTACCAACAAATCCAGCTAGGATGCTGTTCTGAATAAGGGTCAAACCTTCCAGGTCACCCGGCGGCGCATCATACGTGTTGGAATCCAGAATCTCGGTTAGAGACCTGAAGTTGAAGTCATCAGTAAACGTGAAGTCACCGCCGTCGCCCCAGTACCGTGCCGTAGAAGTCGGAGGGTCTTCAGACACATCGTAATACAGATCACCAGTGGCCGCAGTAGAAGCTACGTTACCGGCAGTCTGAGCGTATTTAATCGTGTACTGGTCAACAACTTCGGTGACTATGCCGCCGGTAATGTTGAAAGAAGCTACGCTACATCCACTGATCTTAAACCGGTCATCCTCAAACAACTGATGCGGATACGTGAACTTTACTGTCGAGACGTTGGAAGTACGCTCCACATTACTGACAGAGTTCGGGAACCAGAGTGTCTTTAGCCGGAAGTAATCCGCATCCGTGGTGCCTGCAAGAGTGCGATAGAGGCGTATCCCTCGGACAAAATTACTGCCAGACGGCGGCACAGTCGGGAGGGTGGCAACCGTAACAATCTGACCTTCCTTGATAAACAACGCATCAGAAGGCTCAGAGCCAATCGACTCCTCCTCCCAACCTGTGTACCAAGTATATAGATAAGACCGGGCCTGAATCTGACTACCAAGATCAATGCGACCATCTGTGTTGGCTGTAGTCGTGACGATAGGGCCGGACGAGAAATACCGGATCGTAGTTGAGTTGATAACCGTCACTTCAGCGGTGGTGTTAAGGTCACCGATATCCCAGCGCACATCGCCTGAGGTAGAGCCTGAGGCGGTATCCGCACAGGTAAAGGTATCAACACCCGTCACTGTAATCGTGTAAACATTTGATGTGGCAGTACCAGAAGTGAAACCGAGTTGAACCTCTGCACCGCTGCTTAGACCGTGTGCTGTAATTGTAACAGTAATCGTAGTCCCGCTGCGACTGTAAGTACCTGTACGGAAAGAAAACCCGGAGATGGTAACAGCAACCCCAGACTTCAGATTATGTGGCGTGCTGGTAACCAGCGTGACGTTGTTGCCTGCCGAGCGAGCAAATGAGGATGTAGATACCGTTGAGAACGCGGTAGCCGACGCAGTTGGCTTAACCGTAGGGAGTGGCAGTCCCAACTCATAATAATTGGTCGGATACGGCGCAGCCCCCTGGGTAGCCAACTCGTATGTACTGACCTTTGGGATACCGTCACCCGTATAGTAGAACCGTTGTTCACCAAGGGTATCCGTAGCGGGCGTTACGATATCAACCACATCGTTCCAGCTAAGCCAGACAAGGGCATCAGTGTCCGGGTCACGAAGGGCATATAGCGTACGGACAGTACCCGTACGCTGAGTATCAGCCACAATAGTAGGCTGCGGATAGGGAATAAGATCACCAGAGTATAGTTTACAGTTGCGCGCAATTTGAGCAGCCGTATCCGGCAGTAACTCCGAAGCATTTTTCGGGGCTGTACCTAGAAACTTGGTGATCTTAATCGCTGACACTGGGATTACTTCTTTGCTTTCGCCAAGCACTTACCAGCAGCACGGCATTTGCCCGGAGTCGGGCAGCCGGGGCAAGGCTTAAAGCCACCCACCATACCACCCTTCTTGTAGCTGGCCATACCCATTTTGGCCTTACCGGCCATAGGCTTACCCTTCATCATGACTTATCTCCTACAAGCTTAAGGGCTTCAGATTCGACTTCTTCGACACGGCGAAGCCATCCCTTGCCGAATGTAGCATAGATCGGGAGAGCTTTGTAGAAAGCCCTGCGCTCGTCCGAAAACTTTTTCACTAGCTCAGCCGGGTCCTCTGCGTTTGTCAGTGCAAGCGTTTTTGGCCCAATAGCACCATCTGGTGTGGCCCCCACAGCTATCTGAAGCAGTTTCGCCGCCCGGCCTGGACCCCCGTTTACCGCCATATCAAACACTACCAGATCGACCCCGGCAGCGAGGTCATCGCACCTAGCCTTATCCCAATAGCGCGTCTTATACAGATTCAGCAGGTGTTCCTGGGGAATATTCCGCAGTTCTTCCTTACTCACATCCCGACCCAGATACTCCCTATAAACAGCCAGGGTCACGCCCTTCATAGTCGCGCCGCCGGGATCATCCCTGTGGTCTGACCAACCTCCCTCGTGATGCAACACCATCTGTAGGGCCTGGGGGAAGTTATCTCTCATTTACGTGCCATCCTATTCATCGCTTCGGTCTTCTCTTTGGACCCGGCGGATGAACCGAAGTAATAGGCAACCACGCCGCCCCAGGCGGTCCCCAGAGTGCCAAGCATGACCAGCATAGCCTCAGACCCACCGTGCGTAGGAAGACCGTTTTTGAGCATGTAGAACAGCACCCCAAAATACCCGGCTGTGATTAAGCCAGCCAAGATACGCGGTGTCCAATCTTTTGTGTCAACCTCACGCTTACGCGCGCTGTCCCGATCAGCATTAGCAATGCGCTCTAGGTCAATATCCAATTCCCGCATCTTGATGGCGAAGTCTTGCTCGGCCTGCTTCAGCGCGAGCAGTTGTTCTGGGGTAGCCTTGGCCGCAGCTTCAGCAAGTTCCTGTTCAGTACCATCTGGTTTACCAAGCAGAGCATCCGAAATGGCACGAGTAGCCATACCCGCCAAAGGGCCGCCAACAGCACTCGCAATGGATGGCGCAACAGTACGGACAAGGTTCAGAAGCTGATCCATCCTATCTCTCCAGCATGAAGCTAAGATTTGGGTGCCGTGGGTAGGTTACAGTTCGTTCACCTTCAGGACATTTATACTTAATGGTAGCTAACAAGGTTGCACGACCAGGAGCGATGGTTTCCTTGTCTGAGATATCCAGCAAGTAGGTAAAAGTGTCGATCTCAGGGCCTGCGGGACCGGTAAACCGGGTCATACTTGGGGTAGCAGGGTGGATAACACCAGTGCCGTCGCGCACCGTCACCTCGAAACCCTCAACGGAGCAGTCATCACGCTTCTTGACCCTGGCTACCGTCACGGTCACTGGCTGCCCGATCTTGGCATCGACAATTCTGAAATGCTCAGGAGACCAAGCAATAATTTCATTCTTGAACCACCCAAACTTCTCACCAGCCGTATAACCGCCAACAGCCAGCGCAAAGCTGGCCGTGAGGAATTGAACGACAGGGGTAAGTTTAGGTAGCTCCATGGCTAATGCAACTTAAAGGCGATACCGGCTAGGCCGGTGATAATAGCACCTGCCGCAACCATAAGGATTGTCTCAAGCCGCTTTAGCCGCGCATTGATGGCCTCATAGCGCAACTGACACACAGCCTCATGTGAGTTTAAGCGAGCTTCAGTTTCGCTAATCTGGACCATTACTTACCCCCAAGGCAGCGGCGGCGTCACGACAGGCGGGTTCACCTGATTGGTGATTTGTTCATCCAGATTCGCAGCCAGTTGCGCGCACTGATCAAAACCGAGGGCACCCTGCACCCAGCCAATGACTTGATCCTGCGTCAAGTCAGCATACGGCGTGAACGGGGAGCCCGGCGTGTAGGTCAAACCCACAGTGCCGTACACAGTGGCGTTGTATGTGCCATCGGTGGCGTTCTGGCGCCAATGCACGGTGATCACCACATCGGTCTGGCCGTCTTCTTGAGGCACGCAATCCATTGCCTCAATGACCCAGGTGTAGGCGTTAGCCATTTTCTGCATCCTCTTGCTTCGCGGCCAATTGCGGCTGCACCTGTTCGCGGATTTTCAATACAAGCTCAAACACACTGGCGTATGGCAAATTCCCAAGAGCCTGCAGGATTGCATTGATTTCGTTGATGCTTAGTTCAATCTTCACTTTATTTCCCCTTTACAATGTTAACGATGCGCGAGTTATCCTCAAGCGCAACAAATTCATGCGGGTCATGCGGCTTCCAATCGGCAATATCGCCCGCCGTCAAAACCCGCTCCCAGCCATTACCATGGGCCTTGAAGCTGCCTCTT